CTATAAGTTGCTAACTGCGTCTACAAGCTCTTTTGACTGCGGTACTATATAGTACTTATCTGTAGTATCAAAATCTGCATGACCTAATATTTTTGTGATATATTCTTTGTTCATTATTTTAGCATTAAGCATAGTGGCATAAGTTCGTCTACACGCGTGTGATGCTTGATGTTTAATGCCTGCACCTTTTAATGCATCTGTATAAAAACCTCGATACAGCTGAGTATATGAATATGGCTTTCCTTTATGCTCAAATAGATAATTTTTATTGTTTTTGCATATTTCAGTAATAATTGGCAGTATCCTTGTTGGTAGTGGAATTATTCTATTTTTACCTGCATCGGTTTTGATGCCATGTAAAATATATCTATCTTCTAGGTTTACATATTCAATCTTGCAGGTCGCAAGCTCTCCCATTCTCATACCTGTGTAGATTAATATTAAAGGAACTTCTATATTTTTCACTTTGCCAACGGATGACCACATCTTTTGTATGTCAAGGTCGGTAAATATATGCTTTTCTTTTGGAGCCTTGCCCTTAGGTGTGATCAATAAGCTTGAGTAATCTATGGTGATTATCTGTCTTCTCATAGCCTCTTTACATAACTGACTTATGAGAACTCTTATAAGGTTAATACTGTTCCCCGCCATGTGTGAGTTGTCATTGAGAGCTTTTTGTAAAATTTGTGTATTTAAGTCTTTTACTTTTAGATTGTGTATGCGTTCTAATTTTTTAAAATTCCCTATATAACTTTGTGCAGTGTGTTTGCTTATGTTCTCAAAGTGCATTTTTGACCACTCATCAAATAGTTGCGCTACTGTCATATCTGTAAGTTCTATAGGGTGATCTATATATTCAAGCAAGGCACGCTCGGCATCTAAACGAGTTTTATATGTGCCTAGTGTTTTTTGCACTGTACGTCCATCGATTGGATCCTCAACTGCTGGCACTCTAGCAAGCCAAGGACGGCGCCTATTTCCACTTAGTTTGACAATTGAGCCTGTGCCGTTTTCTCTTCTCATAATTTTCTCCTTTCTTCTTGCAAAATCAACTAAAAAATGTTATAATAGGTATAGAAATAGCCTAGTCGTAGGGTATTTTTGACCGTGTCGTTCGTGGTGGGATGCACGGTCTTTTTTTTTATTTATTTGACTTTTATTATAAAATAATGTATAATGTGTATATTATATCCCTTAGGTGTAGGACTCTCCCCATACGAGATGTACCGAAACTAAGGGATTTTTTATTTAAACAAAAAAAGCTCTAACTGTATTTGTTAGAGCTTAAATGTAAGCGAAAACATCGCTTCCTTCAACTCTATTATATATTAGTTTTTATGATAAGTCAACTTTTAATATAGCCTTATAAAAAGACGAGAGGGAACACTTCTTAACAAAGCATTCCCTCTCGTTGGCTAATAACACTGCCTCTATCTGTTAAGATAATGATAACAGGTTTTAAATAGCTTTGTCAAGTGTTTTTTATATTTAAAATTTACCTCTTAATTCAACAACTTTACCTATAATTTGAACTGGCAATTTAATTACTTCTTCTTTATTAAAAATTAAGGGTTTATACATTAGATTAAAAGGCTTTAATTCTACGTGATCATCATACTTATAAAACTGTTTACAAGTACCTTCATTACCATTGACAAGTACTATGACCACATCGCTATTACTAGCATAGTTTTGTTTTCTGACTATAACAACGTCTCCGTCAAGTATTCGTGGATACATAGAGTCACCTTTGATTTGTAGTCCAAAGTATTCACCTTGTCTTGCTTCTTCTTCGGATATTTCTTCGTAGTCGATTATTTCTTCTATAGCATCAACTGGGATACCTGCTGCGACACGTCCTAGAACTGGAATACGTACTCCACGTGGGCGTTTATTTTCTTTTTCAATTTCTTCATCAAGTCCCATCAATACAACTGGAGTAGTTTGTAGCACTTTGGCAAATTCATACACTTTGCTTCTACTTATATCTACTTTACCACTTTCTATTTTGGTTATCATAGAGCCGTCGGTGTATCCTACAAGTTCAGCTAATTCTGTTTGAGTTAAGCCTAAAGCTTTTCTATATTTCTTTATATTTTCATATAATTTAAACATCAAAATCACCTCTTTGATATTATTATAACACTAATATGAAAATAATTCAACATTTTTATTGAAAATACTTGACAAAATAAAAATATAGTGTATAATAGATTTATAAACTGAATTTAATTCATATTAAAAAAGGAGGTGATTGTATGAATTATGAGCTTTTAAAAAAGGTTATAGATGATTCAGGAAGAAAATTAGAATCTATAGCATCAGCAATTGGAATAGACAGAGTGACTTTGTATAATAAAATCAATGGTCTAACTGAATTCAAAGTATCTGAAATTAATTCATTTTGTGATACTTTGCATTTAGATGCCAAAACTAAGATGCTTATTTTTTTTAATGATGAACTGAATTAAATTCAGTTTTAACAAAAGGAGGAATGATTATGAATGAAGAAATGACCAAAACATTTTTCGAGTCCAGTGATGAAGAATATGAGAAAGCTTTAAAATTTATTGACGACGCTGAAAGAAGGAAGAAGCTGCCATTCTTCAAAACTCTTATCTATGACATGACTGGCTACGACATTGCAAGTATTGATTATCTTGAGTCTAGGGAGCTAATTGTTGTTAGGTTTATGAATCCATGTAGAAAAGATTTAGTCATCAATATACACATGGATAGCATCGAGGCCTGCACGTGTGATGTGATAAGGCAGACGATAAATTATATGGAACGAAATGATTAAAAAGGAGGAAATTATTTATGAATGAAGAAAAATTTGAAGGAAGTATAGGAAGAATAAAGTATGGTCCTGATAGGCCTCATGTTCAAAATGAGGACATAAGCAAGATTCACTTTGGAAGGATACGCTACATTACTCAAAGCAAGTCTAGAAGGGACGCGTTTAGAAAGCTGATAAAAGAAAAGGGGCTTAAGACTAATGACTTAACTTTAATCTTAAGCTCTATAGGTTTCAATCCTGAGTTTTACCACTTCACTGTGCCTGAAGCTAAGCATACCCACTACTTATATCATGAGGATGCTATGGGTGAGTTAGCTGACAAAGGATATGAATAGGCGGAATAAGTAGCACTTCTTTTAGTGGAGATAAAAGAGCAAATTATTGAAGGAGGAATGATTATGAACATTAGAGAATTTTTCACAGACGAACTAATCGATGAACTAGTTAGAAGGGGAGCAAGGCTTATTGAAGATGAGCCGTACAAAAAGAGTGAGTGTTGTCACTGCAAAGAAAAGTACTCTCACAGTGCAGATGTGAAAGTACTTAAGAAAGTGTTAGTTATTGATGATATGTAGGAGGTAATTTATGAACAAAGTAACAGTAAAAGAAGTAAGCGATTATTTAGGAATAGGACAAAGCAGTGTACGTTTTCTACTTGAAAAGGAAAAGTTCCCATTTGGCACAGCAGCAAGAAAAGACGGAGGCAAAAGATATGTATTTATAGACAGAAACCTATGGGAGAAGTACAAGAAAGGTGAACTAGCTTATGCGACTAAGAGTGATGAGGCTAGCTACACGGTAGAGGTAGGGGATGCATAATGACACTCAAGGAATTCAACAATCGTAAGACTGCTGATAAGTTCGCTGAGTATATCACAGGCAAAGAGCTGAGACAGTATTTAGCGGATAAAGTCAAGAAGTACTGCGGAGATGATATTACAGTATTTGACGGAGCGATAGGCTCAGGTCAGCTTGAAGAGTTTATCAAGCCTAAGTTTCTCTACGGTGTGGAGATACAAGAAGAAGCGGTTAAGATTTGCAGGGAGAACTACCCAAACAGTGAAATACACCACATGAGCTTTTTTAACTACTTTAGCGATGTAAAGGCTGATGCAACTATAATGAATTACCCTTTTTCTTTGAAGTTTAAGGACTTACCAGATGAGGACAAGGAAAACATTCAAAAACTCTACCCTTGGAAAAAGTCGGGACTTGTTGATGACATGTTTATTTTAAAAGGCCTTGACTTTACTAAAAGATATGGATTTTACATCTGTTTTCCAGGCATAGGCTACAGAAAGCCTGAGAAGACGTTTAGGGATATTGTAGGCAATAGGCTTAAAGAATTTAACGTAATTCACAACGCTTTTGAAGACACAGGTATAGCTATTGTTTTTCTTGTCATTGACAAAGAAAAAGAGACTGAAGAGACTTACAAGGAAATCTACGACTGTAGAAGCAAGAAGATTGAAGCAAGTGAAGTATGTGAGAATGCTGAGGAACGATGGAGACAATTACAAATATACGTAGAACCTGAAAAGATAGATATTGATGTACTTGAAAAAGACTTAAAGGCAACTAGAAGAAGAATTAATGAACTTGCTGATGAGATTGACAGGATAGTAGATGAAATACGTTAAACTTAAGGACATCTTGACACTAGAACAGGGTAAAGATGCGGTTTACAAAGATGATGGTAAGTATGAGGTCTTCGGTGCTGGTGCAAATAGCACTGGTAGGTGTGATGAGTACAACAACGATGGCAACATCATAATCACACGTCAAGCAAGTGTTGGCAAGGTATATTGGAGACGATATCAACACTGGGTACAAGCTGCGGCTTGTATTATCAAGGTAGGTGAGGACAAGGTATTTTTACCGTTTTTATATCACTGGCTTAAGAGCAAAGAGTGGCTACTTACTCAATTAAAAGTACCCTCAATGATACCAACGCTCGATGAATACAAGTTTTTGAATTTAGAAATGCCATTACCACCATATTTGGTGCAAGTACACACAGCAGCGACAATTGACTACTTGGATGTTTTAAACCTTGCAAGTAGAGAGCTGATACAAAAACAGATTGACGATTTCACGAACTTAAAAAAAATAACACAAAATAAACTATTAACATTTGGAAAGGATGAGGATAATGAAAATAAATTTTAACGCTCCATTCTGGAGAATACTCAAAGGGATAGGATACTTGATAGGTGTGCTTAGTGGAGTTGCACTGTTTTACATGGTCTATATACTTATGTGGGCGATGATGGGGTGCTAGTATGAGATTTGAAGAAACGATTGACTTTTTAATTAAGCAAACTAAAGATGTTTGCCCCAACTTACCAAAGAAAATAAGACTTGATTTGATATGTATCGGAGGACTAGTAGAGCATTTAGAGAATAAGGCAAGGTTTATTAAAACCATAGGACACGAAGATTATACTTTTGAAGCTTTAATGATAGACCTTGAAAATTCACTCAAAGAAATTGAGAAAGTATACGAAAAGAAGAGAAAGGAATTAGGACTATGAGAAACACTTTAGGAGATTTAAACAATCATCTCTTTGCAGAAATTGAACGCTTAGGAGATGAAAGTACGACAGGCGAAGAACTTGAGCAAGAAATAGAAAGGGCTAGAGCAGTGACTGCTGTATCATCTCAAGTCATACAAAATGCTAAACTTATCCTTGAAGCGGCTAAGTTTAAAGACAGCAGGACAGATATTGACGAGGACGTACCACAACTACTTGAGGGATAGTATGAGGATCAAGTGGACTGAAGAGATGATTGAGTATGTAAGAAATATATATCCACACTACACAAACAAGGAAATAGCCGAGATGCTTAAAGAAAGGTACGGCATCACAGTTAGACCAATGAGCCTTCGTAACTTGCATTATAAGTACAAGTATGATGACAAGCTTGTCAATGTTGGATGCTTTAAGAAAGGTCAAGAAGCTTGGAACAAGGACAGGCCCATGAGTGAAGAAACAAGAGAAAAGCTCAAGGACACTTGGTTTAAAGATGGGCATACTCCAGCAAACACTAGACTTATTGGCTCAACAAGGATTGACAAGGATGGATATGTGGTCATCAAAACAAAAGAGACTGGACGATGGACACCTTATCAAAGACACATATACGAACAGGCTCACGGTGTGAAGCTGGATAAAGACGATTTAGTGCTATTTGCAGACGGAAATACAAGAAACTTTGACGTTGACAATCTAGTAAGGATCACACGTGAAGAGCTCTTATATTTAAATCAAGAAGGATTGATAAGTAGTGATCAAGATATAACAAAGGCTGGTGTAGGTGTGGCTAGATTGATTGCAAAGATAAGGGAGAGAGAGAGAGAGAGAAGTGAAAAAAGTAATAGTTAAAGTAATCGCAAGTGCTGAGGTAGAGCTTGATGATGACTATGATGTATATGACATAGACAGATATGTTAAGGCTATTTACTGTGACTTAATTTATCCGGAAAACGAGTTTAAGCTTGTTGGATATGAGGTTGAGGAGGTTTAGAGTATGAAAACAAGTGAATTTATCAAAATAGTTGAAGAGCTTGGATATAACTGCTTTACAAATGAAAGTTGTATTCTTATTAACAAGGGTTATCCATGGATAGCTACTATAGCATTACACAGAATGTACTACATGGAGTTGTGGACAAATGACAATAAATTAGGTGAATTATGTATGGAGTATGCAAGAACACCTATTGAAGAAAGAGAAGAAGAGGAAAAATTCTATTTACAAAAAATGAAAAGTTTTTATGATAACTATTATAACGAGACAACTAATTTTTTAAATGTTCGTAAAGACCAGGACCGCTATGACCTCGGCACTACTGAACAAACATTTATGATTAGGACACAATTCACACAAAAAGAGATTGACAAGATTAAGGAAGAACAACATACAGACTTATCAGAATTTAAACAAATACCGGTAGAGGAGGTAGGAGAATGAGAACAGCAGAAATAGTAACGGATATGCCATTTGGTGATTACAGGATTATTATAAGACGCATAAAAGATACAGATTGTGGCGATTGTCAAAAGTATAATCATTGGTATTGCGGATATGTAGCAATACCTAAAGGCGATAGATTTTACGAAATAGACGAAAATAGCGAACTACTAGAAGAGTTATCAGTACATGGTGGCGTAAGTTTTGTGGGCCGCCTAAACGGCATAGATGGATTTTTAATCGGTTTTGACTGCAATCACGCACGCGATAATCCTTGGGAACAAGATACAATATATGTTATTAACGAGTGTGTGAGCTTAACGAAGCAAATAATAAAAGCTAACGAAGAATATAATGTAACTTTTAAAATATACAATGTAAAAAATCGAACAAAAGAAGAAGTTTTGCAATATATAAATGAAGATGTAATAAACCTTATCAACAAAAATAGCGATATAACAGCATGTAATTTAGAAATAGAGTAGGAGGTTATATAGAATAATGAACATTAACGAACTAAACACCCACATCATCGAGTGGGCAAAAGAAAGAGAATTAGACACTAAAGGGACAGTTGAAGCACAAGCAATTAAAACAGTTGAGGAGCTATCAGAACTAATAAAGGCTATATGCAAGGATAAGAAAGAGGATATCATTGATAGTATTGGTGATGTATATGTAACGCTTGTTATTGGCAATATGCTTGATAAAAAGACCGACTTGAGTGCAATATATGAAGTTATAAAAACTTTAGAGGATGACCTAAACATTAAAAAACCTTATGCTTTTTCTAAAAAACTATTATTACAAGATATGTCTAATGATATTTTTAATGTTTTAGAATTAAAATATGACCCTTGGATAATAGAGCATGTAACAGCAAGGATTATAAGCATAACTCACATGTATGACCTTGACTTTGTAGACTGTGTAGAAACTGCTTACAACACTATCAAAGACAGAAAGGGCAAGATTGTAAATGGAACGTATGTAAAAAGTGAGGACCTAAAGAATGAAATTACTGATATATTCTTTGATAGCTCTACCGATGTCTCTCATTAGCTCCAGTTTTGACTATACACTGCCTTTAGAAGTCACCCAGTATAATTATACCCCTGAGCTTGTAACAAGCTTTAAAAACGAAAATAAAGGCTTTGACATTGCTAAAGATTATGGTATTGACTACAAACTGATTAAAGCTATTGCCGTTATCGAAAGTGGATGGAAACACGACTCTCACATGGCAAGAACAAAGAATAACATATTCGGGCTCATGGGCAAGAGTTTTGAAAGCGTGGACGAATGTATTCATTATTGGTGCAAGCTGTATAACAAAAGATACAAAGGCATGAGTATTGACGAGATGGCAAGGATATATTGTCCACCAAATGCGAAGAAGTGGGCGGAGAAAGTGAAGAGTATCATGAGGAGGTTGGAATGACTTTAAAAGAATTTGAAGAAGAGATAAACAAGCTTGGCATGACCATCAAAGAAGGTGACAATTTAGACTGGCACATCTTATATCACGGATGCGAGATGGCTGTAATTGATCCAGTGACTGAATGTAGAATGTCAACGATGAAGTATGTACGGCCTTTTGACTTAGAGTGGAAATTATATATACTACTTAGTGATCTAGCTGGAACTTGTTTATATGATAGACACTTAGAAGACTATTTTGAGGAGTGGCAATATGAAGAGTGATATTAAAGAAGATGTCAAATACTGTGTAAGGTTCTACACTTCAAACGTTGACTACACTTGGACGGTAGTTGAGGGCAAAGAGCTTATAGCTTTAATTTCTAGAGCACTATCAAGTTGCCCTAAGTACTATGAACTGAACGGTATTTTGTACAACCTTGAACGCTTTTACAAAATAAGCTGGAGTGAGAATATCAAATATGATTAAGTACAAAGTCATTGCCTCATCAAGTGCAGGGAATAGTGTAGTAGTGAACGATATGCTCTTTGATATTGGACTACCCTATGGCAAGATTAAACCATACTTAGAGGGTATCAACTACATCTTTATCACTCACAGACACACAGATCACTACAAGTACACTACGGCAAAGTATATCAAGCGTAACTACCCTGACATCAAATGGATAGGTAACTGGGATATAGCAAGGCTTATAAATCTTGACCATATTGTTGGAGATAACACTAAAATAAGGCTTGATGATAGGACGATAGAGTCCTTTGCTTGTATACACGACGTGCCAACGACTGGATATGTAGTGACTTGGAATAGAAAAAAGCTTATATATGCTACTGACACAGCAAGCTTAAAAAATGCTCCAAAATGTAAGTATGACTACTTCTTCATCGAGAGTAATCACGATGAGAAGAAGATTAACGCTATGATAAGCAAAGGTAAGTCAATATATGGTTATGATGTCTTTGGAAATGCTAAGAGGCACTTGTCAACACAGCAAAGTAGAACGTTTTATTTGTTAAATAGAAAGAGTAGAGCTTCATTATGGGTGGAGCTGCATAAGAGTAGTAGATTTTATTAGGAGGGTGTTATGTATACACTAGATGACTTGATATGCTCGGCGCTTAGCTTAAATCCTGGACATAAAAAGGACATAGCCGAGTACGCAAAAAGAGCTGAAGAGCAAGCAAAGAAGCTTAGAATGAATGATGAAGAAACACTAAGATATGTTGAAGACTATATAAGAGATTGTTTAGATTAGAAAATATAAAATATTAAAAGTTTAAATTACAAAAATTAAAATTATTAAAAAGGAGATTATATTATGTTAGATTTAAGAAAAGATTTAGAATTAGCTGAAGTTGTATATTCTGGAGATAAGAAAAAGGTAACTATGGCCTTTCTTGACAGAGACCTTGGAGAAGTGCTTGAGGTAAACTTTAACAAGCAAAAGTACGAAGATGGTGAGTGGATTGATAGTGAAGAAAAGACTGAACAAGTAAACGAGTGGTGCAAAGAGTACTTTGATCTAAAGTTTGAAGACTTGACTAAGGCTATTGGTAGAAAGATGGACGTATATGTGTATGAGAATTTTAATTCGCTTTGGGAGATAAACTATGTTGAAAAGTTTAAGGTCGAAGATGAGGGCAAGATCATACAAACTAAAATATCTGAGATTGTTGACGATGGTAGAGCTATTAGAATAAGATTTGAATATAATGATGCGACTTATGAATCAAAGATGAACTACTCAAAGTACATTGAAGAGACTAAAGAGTGGTTTACTGACCCCCAAAAGAAAACGTCTCAATACAAGAAATTCAAAGATAAGTTCGGTGTACCTGTTGCAAAAGCTGATAGCATTGTTGGCAAGGATATCATGTGTGAGGTTAAGGTTGCGTTTAAGAAACACGCTTATGTAGATATTAAAAAGCCAGAATGGGCATAGAAAATGACTACTGCAAAAGATTACCTTGTCTATGACGTCGAGGTTTTTGCAAAAAATAGCATGGCGGTATTTAAGGACTTAGAGGGAAAGACTGTAAAGGTCTTTTCTTCTTGCCTTGATGGACTAGGTGAGTATATAGACAAGGGCATAGTGGACATTCACGGCTACAAAAACCTTGAAGAGTATATCAAGGACAAGGTGCTTATAGGCTACAACAATTATCACTACGACGACTACATCTTATACGCTATGATCCTTGTAGGCCGTGGACAGTTTGAGCATAATGTAATTAAAGCTTGGAATGATAGCATTATAGGAAACGGCTCACTTGTCAATATGCGTAAGATTGACAACAAGACCATAGACTGCTTTCAACAGGTGGACATATCTAAGCCTTCTCTTAAAAAGATTGAGGGCAATATGGGCAAGTCCATCATTGAATCGAGTGTTGACTTTAGGCTTGAGAGAGAACTTACACCAAAAGAGAACTTGGAGACACTTAAGTACTGTGAATATGACGTACTAAACACTCTAGAGGTCTACAAGATGAGGCATGAGTACTTTGACAGTAAGAAGAGTGTAGTAGATATGCTTGATGATGAGGACTTAAAGGAAAAGGCTATGACTTGGAATACTACGTCCATTGTTGGTCAGCTCTTAAAGCCAAAGTATAGACTTAGACAAGGTATGCACGTTGACGAGAAATTCTTAAGCTATGTTGATAATGAAGTACTTGATATGTGGCAAGAACTTAGGGTGGCCTATGGTGATTTTAACTTTAAGAAAAAGAAAGTAGTACATGAAGAGTTTGGAAATGTTATCGAGTTCGGTTGGGGTGGTCTTCACGGTGCGCCAAAGGGATTTGTTAAGGCTCAGGATATAAAGCTTATGGACGTGAACTCAATGTATCCAAATATTCTTATCAACCTTGATGGACTGCAAGATAAAACAGAAACTTACAAAACTATACTAGATCGTAGGCTTAAATTGAAAAAAGAAGGCAAGAAAAAAGAACAAGCGCCGTATAAACTTATTTTAAACTCTACTTATGGACTACTCAATAACCAATATTCTCAACTCAACAATCCATACTTGGCTTACTCCATCTGTATCAACGGGCAAATAGCCGTGTATGAATTAGCAAAGAGACTTGCTCATGTTGGTGCAAGGGTCTTGAACATTAACACGGACGGAGTGGCATACACTATTGACAATAATTATGACATGAGAATCAAAGAGGACTGGGAGAAAGAGTTTAATCTCACTCTTGGAGTTGACAGGTTTAAGACTTGGATACAAAAGGACGTCAACAACTACATTGCCGTGACTGATACTGGCAAGATAAAGGTTAAGGGCGGAGATGTGAACAAGTACGATGAGAACAAGTACTTTGCCAACAATGACATCAGGATCACTCACATTGCTCTAGTTGATAAGCTTGTATATGGTAAGAGTGTTGCTGAGAGTATTGTTGAGAATCTTGACAATCCTTTACTATATCAGTACATCTTACAAGCTGGGTCGACGTATAAGGGTGTGGTTATGAGTAAGCATCCTGACAAACTACTTAATACCAAGATAAACCGTGTATTTGCTTGCAAGAATGGAATTGAAATTCTCAAAAAGCGTCAAGATGATGGCCTTGTAAAGTTTGCTGATGCTCCTAGTCACATGTATCTATACAATGGTGATTTGAGTGAGTTTAAGGACTTTAAAAGGATTGTTGACAAGCAATGGTATGTTGACTTAGTAAACAAGAATCTGAAGAGATGGGAGTAAGCAATATGACGAACGAAAGGAGGTACGACATGAATGTTTATCGAATTTGAGCAAGGTAAAAAGTTTGCTGCGACTGGAGCGGACATCTCAGAAAGTCATGAGGCTTTTAAAGATGCGGGCTGGATACTTGAAGACAGTGACTATGTAGTGGATATTGATACTTTGCCCAAAGATGTAATAGAAAAAATGATAGTTACTTTTAATATAAGAACTCAAACTGTATGGACTGATAGAGGTGTGCATTTTTACTTTAAAAAGCCTAGCAGTTTTACACGTGGAGCAAATAGGACTAGTCCACTAGGCTTTGATTATGAAATTAAGCATAAGGGCAACACTGGGGCGGTTACTATCAAACGTAATGGCAAGCTTAGACAGATTGAGAACGAAGGTATCAGGGAAGATGCGCCGTTTATATTTACAAGCAACAAGAAGTATGAGGTCTTATATGGCCTAGGAGATGGTGAGGGTAGAAATGACAAGCTCTTTGCTCTTAGATCAAAGCTTGCTGGTGTTGGTGAGTGGAGAAAGATACTTAACTTTATCAATGACTTTATCTTTGCTGTACCACTAGATGAAAAAGAGTTTGAAGTAGTTGCAAGAGATATGGCAATAGAGGCGACTAAGGACAATGAATATAATATTGCAACATGGCTCTTAAAAGACTTTAACTTTGTACAGTATGGTGAAAGATACTACTTTAAGAAAGAGGACGGCTCTTACACTCATCAAGAAAATATATTGAGAAAGAGAGTATATGAAAGAGTTGGAGAACAAAAGATAAGGTATGTGGACGAAGTCATAAAACAGATGCAGTACAGATGCACGAAGATACCACAAAACACGGAGTTCAACATAAAGTTTAATAATGGATACTTAAAGCGTGGTGAGTTTGTTGACATTGTTGATGATGAGTTTAGTCCATATAGTATTGACTGTTTTTATAATCCAAGTGCAGAAAAGGTGCAGGTGGTCGATGATTATATTGATCATTTGACTAATCATGATGAAGATTATAGAAATTTACTACTTGAGGTCTTGGGTCATACTCTTATTGTTGATGCGGAGTTTAAAAGACTACTAGCAAAGTTTTTTATATTTGTTGGTGATGGGGGAAATGGTAAAGGAACGCTCTTACAGATAATTAAGACTATACTAAATCCTGAAAATGTTACAGGGATGAGTATCAAGAACTTTAGTGACGAGAGGTACTTGCCTAGCTTTAAGGGTAAGCTTGCTAACCTTGGTGATGATATACAAGATCAAGCGATTGATGATAAGGATATGAAGATGCTTAAGAACTTGTCTACATGTGACTATATATCAACAAGGGAGCTATACAAAGGTGCTGAGGATATGTTTTATACGGGTAGTTTGATATTTACTAGTAACCACATATTGAAGTCTTGGGAAAAGGGCGAGAGCTACAAGAGACGTGTTATGTGGCTACCCATGTATACTAAGGTCAAGAAGAAAGATCCTAAGTTTATTACTAATCTTACAAGTCCAGAAGCTATTGAGTACTGGGTTAAGCTTATGGTTGATGGATATGAGAGACTGTATCAAAATGGTAAGTTTACGGAATCAGAAATAGTTACTGCGTTCAATGAAAAGTATCATAGAGAAAATAACCCTGCACTTGATTATATTGATGGTATGACAAAAGACAACTTCTTAGATAGACCTATCAAAGATGTGTATGATGATTATGAGGAGTGGTGCGAGGATAATGCTGTGAATTTTAACAGGAATATGATTAGTGATACGCTTCAAGAGGTGTATGGACTTGTTAAAAGACAAAAGAAAATAAATGGAAAAAATGCACGCTGTTTTGTTGAGCAAGATGATTAAATTGTTACCAAAAGCCTATTTTGTTACCTATTTGTTACCCGTTTGTTACCTTTACAAAAGCTCTATAACCCTTTATATATCTTACTTTTATAAATTTTAAAATATAAAGGTAACAAAGGTAACAGGTTTTTTGTAAAAATTATTTTGTTTTAAATGGTTGTTCGTACGAACAAGTAGGAAAAATAAAAAAACTTTTCGAGATAATTTTGTTACCTGTAAAAAAATAGACTGTAACTATTGTAAAATCTATATCTTAGAGGTAACAAGGTAACAATTCTATTTTGTTACCTTTAAGAAAAAACTACAAAAAGGAGTTGAAAAGATGGAAAACAACGAAGAAACGAGAAAAGGTATATTTTTACCATTATTGACGATTTTGTTTATAGCTTTAAAATTAACAGGTTATATTGATTGGTCATGGTGGATATTATCTCCACTTTGGATACCATACGGTTTAGCTACAATAATAATATTATTTGTGATGTTTATTAGATTTATAAAAAATATCTTTGATAAATTAGATATTTGAAAAGGAGTTGAAAACTTTGAATCATAAGAATATTAAAATACCCGACTATAACTTTGGACTACCTGAGCTTGACGATGTATACCATCCATCTCACTACAAACTTGATGGACTGGATGTTGAATCTATTGATGTAGTTAAGTCAGTACTAGGAAAAGATGGGTTCAGAGAATTTTGTCTAGGTAATATTTTGAAGTATGCTATTAGGTGTAAGAAGAAAGGGATGTATTACAAAGATATAAGAAAGATGAAGAGATATTGCGAGTTTATTATAAGCACATTGAAAGAAGGACAAGATGACAACTAAAGAGTACTTATTACAAGTTACACTTCTTGACAAAAAGATTGATGCAAACCTTGAGATGCTTGCAATAGAAAAATCTAAGTTGACGCGTGTAACAAGTAAGCTTGATGAGAACAAGGTGCAGTCGTCGGAAGGTGTAAACTTTGACGATACTTTGGCAAGTGTTATGGACTTAGAGACTAAGATCACTAAAGAGATAGATGCTTACATCAATCTTAAAGCAAAAATATCAAGTGAGATCAACAGCATGAAAGATAACACTCTTGCACTGATCTTATTTAAAAGATATGTACTTAACAAGACACTGGTAGAAATTGCAAAGGAACTTAATTATAGCTATGACCATGTGAGACATTTGCACGGACAGGCTTTAATGGAGTTTAGGAGAAGATAAGTGTCTGTATTGCATCTAAGTGCTTTGCAGGAATATTTTAAAAGATAACACATTATCACACACTTTAACACATTCAGATGTGATATAATGTAAGTGGTAGATAAGACGAAAATTCATATCACCTCCTTAGAGAATTATTATAGCGATTAGAGACTCTCATGTGGAGTCTCTTTTCTTGTACATAAAAAGGAGTGATCACAATTAAAGACTACGCAAGGAAGTTTTATAAATCAAAAGCATGGCAGAGATGCCGTGCTTCTTTTATTGCAGAGAGAGAAGCGATTGACGGCGGACTTTGTGAGCACTGCAAGAAGAAGAAAGGTTATATTGTTGACCATATAGAAGAAATAACTCCAGAAAACACAAATGATGTCAATATTACACTCAATCATGAGAATTTACAGTATTTATGCTTAGAATGTCACAATACAAAAACTTTTAAAAAGAATTTTGCAATTCGTCAAAATTTATTTTTTGATGAAGAAGGAAATTTACAGGAAAAGACTCCCCCTATGAAATAAAGTAATTGCAAGGCTTTGAGGACCGAGGAGGAGACTTTCAAAAAACGCACAAGAGGTTTGCGCGATACCCCCACCTAGAAAAATAGAGAAAGGTAGGTGATTTTAGGTGGCACTAGACAAAGATAAAGAAGTTAAGAAAGAAATAGCCAGACTTACAAACTTATACAAAGATGTAGAACGAGTTAAGAGGCTAACAGCTAAGAACTTAATAGAAGAAGCTGCATACATGAAGGCAACACTCAAAGAACTCAAAGAAGCAATTGATGAACATGGCCCTATAGATGAAATGCCACAAGGTGCTTACTCAATCTTAAGAGAACACCCTGCTCTCAAGTCATATACAACAATGGTGCAAAGATATTCAGGAATAATCAAGCAACTTACAGACCTTTTGCCAAAAGAACAACAAAAAGAAGTTGATGATGGATTTGAGGCTTTTTTAAATGAAAAATAAGAATCCTATAGAAGCATATTGGGAGTGGATGAATAAAAATAGAATCAAGGTAAGCACGAAAGTATATAAGACATATCAATACATCATCAATTTTTTAAACGACCCTGAAAGCAAATGGGTTTACGATGAGACAAAAGCGAACCATGCAATAAACTTTATTGAAAAGTTTTGTAAGCACTCCAAGGGTGCAATGGGTGGCAAACCTTTTATTCTTGAACTTTGGCAAAAGGCAAAGGTCGCAGCAACATTTGGTATAGTAGATGAATCAACAGGTGAAAGAAAGTATCAAAGAGTATTGCTTATTGTTGCCAGAAAAAATGGCAAGTCAACACTATCAGCTGCTGAAGGTTTATATCTATTTATTGCAGATGGTGAACCTGGTCCAGAAATTTATTCAGTCGCTAGACTTGTGGCGACTTTAAATCGGGCAAAATCGGTGAAGGCTAAAGTTAGTAAAATAAAATGATACAAAGATTGACCAAGCGAATAGAATATGATATAATATTCGTGAGGTGATTAGATGAGAATCGTAGGGATTTATAAGATTACAAATACAGTAGATGGTAAGATTTATATAGGACAAACTGTAAACTATGAAAAAAGGAAGAGAAGTCATAGAAGCTATTTGTTAAATAATAAACATTGCAACAGTCACTTGCAAAGAGCTTTTAATAAATATGGCTTAGATTCATTTAAAATAGAACTTATTCAAGAATGTAAAATTGATGAGTTAGATGACTTAGAGAAATTTTATATTAAAAAATATAATTGCTGTAATGAAAAAAGTGGTTATAACATGATGTATGGTGGACAAAAATACAGAAAATTTACTCCAGAAGTTCTAGAAAAAATGAGTCGTGCCAGAAAAGGTAAGAAATTATCAGAAGAGCATAAAAGAAAGATTTCTTTGGCTAATAAAAATAAAGTGATATCAAAAGAAGCAATCGAGAAAATGAAATTGGCTAAAAAATTAAATCCAACAGGGATTGGAGAAGATAATTTTAATGCCGTTATCAGTGACGATGTTGCAGAAAAAATTATAGATGATCTTATCTTAAATAAAACAGTCAAAGAATTAGAAATTAAATACAGTGTTACACCTGATATAATATACAATCTTATGTATAACAAATCTTATAAACATATAAAACCCGAAATTAGAGAATCTCTTAGTGAAAGAACAAAAATCAATATGAGTTCGAAGATAGAAAAAGCTATAGATTTATATCTTAATGGAATGTCACAAAATGAAATTTCTAAAACATTGAAAATGAGTAGAAATACATTAAGACGAGAACTTAAGAAGAGAGATATAAAAACAGATTTTCATGTAAATCAATTTATTAACAATGCTAATACCGAGTTAAGCAATTAGATATCGTAAGGCTAATTGCCAATGTAACGCGTAGGTGGCGAATAAATATAATCCACCCAAGAGTGCCCGACAACTATTAAGATAGTTGTCTTTTTTAATGGTTGAAAATGTACGCTAAACTGAATCAGAAATGACTGATTGATGAAAATGAGGGAAACCTCCAGAGGATAGGATAAAAAGCCTATCGATAATTACAAATTGACAAAAAAGGACCAAGCCAAAATCATATGGCTTGAAGCAAAGAGGATGGTCAAAAAGTCACCAGCACTAAGTAAGAGAATAAGACCACTTGTTGCTGAAATGGTATGTGACTTAAACGATGGCATCTACAAGCCAGTAGGCCGTGACTCAGATACACTTGACGGACTTAACGTCCACGGCGCAACAATGGACGAGATCCACGCATGGACAGATAAGAATCTTTACGATGTTATAGTCGACGGTACAAGTGCAAGAGATGAGCCTTTGATACTCATCACTACGACATCAGGAACAGTAAGAGAAAATGTATACGACGAAATCTACGACGAAGCAGAAAGAACAATCAATGGCTACACAGATCCAGATGGATACAAAGACGAGAGAACACTCTTTCTTGTTTACGAGCTTGACAATAGAAAGAGTTGGACGGATGAAGAAACATGGATGCAGGCAAATCCAGGTCTTGGCACTATTAAAAAAGTAGATGCATTAAGAGACAAAGTTAACAAAGCAAAGGCAAATCCAAAGCTAGTCAAAAACTTACTCACTAAAGACTTTGACATACCAGAAACTACAAGCGAAGCGTGGTTGACATTTGAAACAATTGACAACAGAGCAACATATGATATATCAAAACTAAAACCAAGATATTGCATCGGAGGTATAGACCTATCAGCAACTACTGACTTGACATGCGCAAGCGTAGTATTTAAAGTGCCAGATGATGAGAAGACATACGTCAAACAAATGTACTGGCTACCTAGTGACCTTATAGAAATAAGAGCACGCGAAGATAAGATACCTTATGACGTGTGGGAAGATAGAGGACTTTTGAGAAGATCAGGAAAAAACAAGGTTGACTACAAAGACATTACAAAATGGTTTCTTGAAATACAAAACGAGCTTGACTGCTACGTGTACAAGATAGGCTATGACAGATGGTCGGCAACATACTTAGTAGACGAACTTACACAATACTTTGGTAAGACCGTGCCAGTACCAGTCGCTCAAGGCGCAAAAACATTTTCAAATCCAATGAAGAGACTTGAAAGTGATTTAAGGTCAAAGCTTATAAACTACAACAACAATCCAATACTTAAATGGTGCTTGACAAATGCAGCAATTAAAACAGATACAAACGACAATATAGCACTAGTAAAGACAAGCAATCCAAGAAGAAGAATAGACGGAGTTGCATCACTCATGGATGCACTCATAGTACTTGAAGATAACTTTGATGAATATAATGCTTTAATTTAAGGAGGTGAAAGACATGGGACTTTTTAAAAAGAAAAACGAAGCAGTGACAGTCTCTCAATACAAAATGATAACTGAGCAAGGGGAAGGCTTTTACTCATATAATGGCAATCTCTACTCATCTGACATAGTGAGATCATGTATAAGACCAAAGACACAAGCAATCGGTAAAGCAGTTGCAAAACACATTAGAAAAGACGAGATCAATACACAGGTCAATCCTGAAGCTTATATTAGATTTTTACTAGAAGAGCCTAATCCATATATGAGTGGACAGATGCTCCAAGAAAAGATGGCAAACCAATTAGCCTTGAATAATAACGCATTTGCATTAATTGAAAGAGATGGTAATGGACTTGCTATTGCAATCTACCCTATAAACTCAAACAGCGTTGAAGCACTACAAAACAATCAAGGCGAAATATTCTTAAGATTTTTGATAAAGAACAAATACTATACTTTTAAATATACAGATGTAATACATCTTAGAAGAGACTTTAATAATAATGACATCTTTGGAGAAAATCCAGCAAAAGCACTCACTCAACTCATGGATGTGGTGAGTACGACAGATCAAGGGGTAGTCAAAGCAATTAAAAACAGTAACATCATTAAGTGGCTATTAAGATTTAATACAGTCATGAGAGAAGAAGACATCAAGAGACATACCAAAGAGTTTATAGACAGCTTTTTGAACATTGACTCTGATACAAGTGGAGCTGCAGCAGTTGACTCAAGATTTGATGCCCAACAAGTAGATCCTAAGAACTACGTACCTAATCCATTACAGACGAAAGGAACTATAGACAGGATCTATAGTTTTTTTAATACCAATGAAAGCATAATTCAATCCAGCTACAACGAAGACCAATGGATAAGTTACTATGAAGCAGAAATCGAGCCAGTATTGATACAGATGTCAAACGAGTTTACAAGGAAGATTTTCTCAAGAAGAGAAAGAGGTTTTGGCAACAAGATTATCTTTGAATCATCAAACCTTAACTTTGCAAGTATGCAAACTAAACTAAACCTAGTCCAATTTGTAGATAGAGGAATAATGAATCCAGACGAAGTAAGAGCAATACTTAACATGGCTCCAATACCAGATGGATTAGGACAAGCTTACATACGTAGGCTTGACACACGTGAGATAGAGCAAGGAGGTGAAGAAGATGCCAATAAAGATTAGTGGAACAATTGTCGGCAATGACGACAAGTGGATATATGACTGGTTCGATATGGAATCCTTTTGCCCTAGAGACCTAGAGCTTAAAGATGGACAAGATGTGGATATAGAAATCAATTCACCTGGAGGCTATATCTATCCAGCTAGTGAGATCTATACAGCACTTATGCAACACAAAGGCAATGTCAATATCACAATCACAGGACGAGCAGCAAGTGCAGCATCAGTCATTGCAATGGCGGGAACACATGTTAAGATGAGTCCAACAGCACAGATGATGATACACAATGTAAGCGGTACAGGCGCAGGTGATTATAGAGACTTTGAACACTTTGCTGAACAGCTTAAAAAGTCAAATGACACCTTGGCCAACGCTTACATGCTTAAGACAGGCAAAACAAAAGAAGAAATCTTGAAGCTAATGGACTATGAAACATGGTTTACACCAGACGAAGCCTTGGAAAACGGCTTTATCGACGAAATATTGTCAAAAGAAGACAAGACAGACCAATTTAGATTAGTAGCAGCAAGTGATTTTCTAATCCCTCAAGCTGTTATTGATAAATTAAAAGCAGAAAAAGAGCAAGAACAGCTCAATCTATTAAAACTAAAGGAGAGAATTTAAAATGAACAAAGAAAAGTATTTAGAGACTAGGGCAGCAATGCTTGAAGAAGCTCAAAACCTTATCAATTCTGGAAAAATTGAAGAAGCAGCAGCAAAAAGAGCTGAAATTGAAAAACTTGATGCAGAATTTGAAGAAGCATCAAAAGAACAAGCGAATTTAGACGCTTTAAACAAAGAAAATGAAGAAGTAACTGATATGAAGAACATGTCAGTAAACGAAGGAGGATTAAACGAAGTGGCAAAATTAGAAAACAAAAACACAGTAAACTATGAAGAGGTATTTGCAAAGGTAGCTTTACAAAGAGACCTAAGCGATGAAGAAGTAAACGTATTCAATCAAATGAACCCTGAAAACGCTTACACACACAACACTACAAACACAGAAATAGTAATTCCTGAAACAGTAATCGGTGGTATCATCGACGAGATGAAAGAACTACATCCAATCCTTGCAGATGTAAACACTACAAACATCAAAGGAACAGTTAAATATGTAAAGAGAACAGCAATCCCAGCTGGAGATGCTGACTACTACAACGAAGCAACAGTTACAGCAGACGAAGAAAATAAGTTTGGTGAAATAACATTAAACGGAAAAGAACTTGCAAAAGCAGTTACAGTTACTTGGAAACTTCAAGCAATGGCTGTAGCAGATTTTATACCATTCATCACTAGAGAACTTGCTGAAAGAATGAGTGCTGCAAAAGCTAGAGCATTCGTAAGAGGTAAAGGCGACAAATACCCACAAGGTGTTATTACAGCAATAGAAGCTGAAACATCAACACCACAAAAAGTTGCTTACAAAGCTGACGGATTAACTTACAAAGACATCACAGCAGCTATGGCAAAGATAAAATCAGGATATATGAGCGGTTCAAAGATATATGCTAACAACGCAACAATCTGGGGAACATTAGCTAATATCCTTGACGGACAAAATAGACCTTTATTTGCTCCAGATGTAACAGCAGGTGGAGTTGGTAGAATCTTCGGTCTTCCAGTAGTTGAAGAAGATGCAATGAACGATGGTGAAGTTCTAATCGGTAACATGGCGGCAGGATACAAGGAAAATGTATCTGAAGCAATGAAGCTTGTTACTGAACAACACGCAAAAGCAAGAACAACTGACTTTGTAGGTTATGAAGTACATGACGGTGGAGTTATCGACGAAAAAGCATTTGCTTACATGGTTAAAGGTGTTTAATAGATGGCTTATAGAGTTATAAGTGGATTTCAAGACCTTGAGACAAAGGTCTTTTATAATATCCACGAAATTATAGACGAAAAAAGCAAGAACTTGAAAAAGTATCTTGAAGCAGGTGTTGTCATTGATGACTCACCAAAGCCAGTTAAAAAGGAAGTAAAGAAATAGAGGTGATCATATGACACCTGAACTTTTAAAGTATTGTAAAATCTTATTAAGACAAGCTAAGACAGATGCATTTGATGAAGAAATCAAGGGCCTAATTGAGGCTTGTCTTTTAGATTTAGAAATAAGTGGAGTGGAGAAACTCGATGATGAACTCATCAAAAGAGCCGTTGGCATATATGTTAAGGCGCACTTTGGCAGTGAAAACCCTGACAGAGATGGCCTTATAGAATGTTACACAGCTTTAAAAATCCACTTAGCACTTAGTGAAAAGTATGGAGATGAGTTGCCACATGAAAAAGCCGGTAGAAATTAAGCTTATAAAGCACAATGAAAAAGCTATTGACGAGTGGGGCAATCCAATCACTAAAGACGATATGTGGACAGTCTTTGCTCAAAAGATGTCAGTGACAAGTGCAGAATTTTATAGAGCATCAAACCAAGGACTTAAACCAAGCCTTGTTTTTGAAATCTATGAAGAAGAATTTGGAGACGCTGACCTCTTAATCTATGAAGACATAGAATATACAATTATTAGAACATATCAAAGAACACTTGATAGACTTGAACTAGTATGTGAGAGGAAGCTTGCAAATGGCAATTGATATGGCTAAGGAAATAGCAAAGATTTTAGACGAAGAAGTTGAAAGAGTAAACAAAGAAGTCAACGATGCAGTCCTTAAAGTTGCAGATGCAGCAGTGAAAGAGTTGCAAGAAAGCAGTCCAAAGAAGTCAGGTAAGTATGCTAAAAGTTGGAAAAAGAAAGAAGAGCAGCTTGCCACAGGTAGCAAGTCAGCTACTATCTACAACGAAAAGCATTATAGGCTTACTCACCTCTTAGAGTTCGGACACGCGACTGTTGATGGCAAAAGGGTTCCAGCACATCCACATATAGCAGCAGTTGAACAAAAAGTCATCAAAGACTTTGAAGAAGAAATTAGAAGGGGGATTGAAAATGGATAAGATAAACCCCGTAGAATTGTTAAAGCCGTTAGATATTCCAGTTGGCTACTTTGTTAATCCCAAGCCTGGAAAAGTCCCTTTCATAGTCTATACAGGGGCAGGATCTAGGAACTTTAAAGCAGAGAATAGCGTATATGACAAGAAAGCACGCTGGAATATCGAGCTTTATATAAAAAAGAAAGACGTAGCCTTAGAAGAAAGGCTAGAAGACCTGCTAGACGAAGCAGGCATCGTGTGGGAAAAAGGATCAGATGTATATATTGATACAGAAAAGGTTTTTTTAATTCCATACTATATTTAGAAAAGGAGAATGTAAATGGCAAATAAAGTACACTTTGGACTTAGTAAGATAAAACTATTTCCTATCACTAAAGATGACAAAGACGGCACAACTTATGGTGAACTAATTGACTTACCAGGTGCCGTAACACTATCACTAGACAGTGAAGAAAACGAGGGTAAGTTCCACGCAGACAACATGCTTTATTTCTCAAGCTTTAAATCAAGCGGATATACAGGCAGCGTTGAGATAGCGAGAATACCAGCAAACGTCTTGACAGACATCTTTGGACAAACTAAAGATGCAACTACTGGAGCACTTGTTGAAAAGGCAGACGACCAAGTTAAACAATTTGGTATGGCATTTCAAATTGAGGGAGACGAGTCACCAACAGTTTATCAACTAATGAAAGTAAGCTGTGGCAAACCCTCCGTGAAATCAAATACAATCACAGATAGCGCTGAACCAGTAACAGCAGAACTTAAAATAAGTGCAACACCAAGAATGAGTGATCAAGCAATTAAGGCAATCTTTGAAAAAGAAGCTACAGGTTATGCTACTGCACTTACTAAGATAATGGAAAAAGCCAATGCTTAAGACTATAAAAATAGACGGAAAGGCTGTAGATTTCAATATCACAGCCTCATTCCCTTTACGTTTTGAAAATCAATTTAATTATGACATACTACAAGCACTTTTGCCAACAGTGGCAGAAATTGCTGAAGGTGTAGAAAGCGCAGAAAATAAAGATGAAGAGCTTATCTCAATCTTAAACAACTTGATGAGTCTTAAGCTTACGGATATACAAAAGCTTATTTGGACATTTGCAAAAGCTGCAAACAAGGACATACCAGAGATAGTAGACTGGTATGATAGTTTTGAAGAGTTTCCGATGATTGACATAATTGTAGAGCTTGCGCCTTGCTTAATTGACTCTTTGATAAGTAAAAAAAAATTAGACAAACTGATAAAACAGGAAAAACAATAAACCCTCAAATGCTCTTACTTGGAGCAACACAAAGAGGCTTAAAGCTTGAGGACTTAGACGAGATGACACTTGGAGGGCTTGTATCTTATTGCGCAGAATACAATGAAGCACTTGAAGAGAATGATGAAGACAAGCCTACAACACGAAAAGCCACTCAAGCGGATATTAACAATACATTTAAAAACTAAAGAAAGGAGATGAAGTAAGTGTCAGGAAATATAAAAGGTATAACGATTGAAATTGATGGCAATACCACCAAGTTTGATCGAGCCATAAAAGACTCAAATAAAGAAGTTAACGCGCTTAACAAAGAACTTAGGAACATAGATTCATCTCTTAAATTTAATCCAGGCAACGTTGAACTACTTGGACAAAAACAAGAACTTTTAAAACAAAAAACTCAAGCAGCAAAAGAAAAGCTAGAAGCACTTAAAGCAGCACAAGCTGATGTGGAAAAGCAGTTTGCCAATGGCGAGATAGATCAAGGACAATACAACAAATTCCAGCAAGAAGTCATCAAGGCAGAGTCACAGGTTAAGACTTTTAATGGACAGCTTAAAGAGACAGAAAAAGAGCTTAAGAGTATGCAAGGCTTATCTGGAGTGATGAACAAGGTCGGTGACGGCTTTGAAAAAGCAGGCAAGAAAATGAGTGATATCGGTGGAAAACTAAGCAAAGGTGTCACAGCTCCAATCGTAGCCATCGGTACAGCAGCAGGCGCAGCATGGAAAGGCATTGATGATGCACTTGACACTATAGTCACAAAGACTGGTGCAACAGGCGATGCGATGAAAGAGTTTGAAGGCAACTTTAAAAACGTTTTTACTTCAATACCAGCAGATGCTCAACAAGTCGGCGACGCTATAGGAGAGTTAAATACTCAATTCGGATTAACAGGTGAAGCACTTGAGCAAGCATCTACACAAATGGTACAGTTTGCAGAAATCAACGGCACAGATATCACTAACTCAACAATCGCAGCAAAGCAAGCAATGGAGCAATTCGGAGCAAGCACAGAAGAGTTGCCAGGCTTTTTGGACACAGTCACAGCAGCAGCACAACAAACTGGACAGTCAACAGATAGTATCTTTGAAGCAGTAAAGCGTGGCGCTCCACAGCTTAAGGCTATGGGTCTTGACATGAACCAGTCAGCTATGATGATGGCAAAATTCCAACAAGCTGGTCTTGACTCATCAAAGACTATAAGCATGTTGACTAGAGCACAAACAAACTTTGCAAAAGAAGGTAAAACTTTAAAAGAGGGCATGGTTGAATTTTTCAAAACTGTTGAACAAGGTGGAGCCAGTGTTGACGTCATTAATCAAGCAACAGAAATATTTGGTAAAAATGGCGCCACAATGGTTGAAAATATCGTGGCAGGTAAAATCTCACTAGAAGACTTTACAGCGTCTGCACAAAACTATTCAGGCACAGTTGCAGAAACTTTTGATGCGACACGAGATCCTATCGATAAAATGAAAGAGTCATTAAACAACTTGTCAATGTTGGGTGCTGAACTGTTTAATACTATACAAGAAGTCGCAGCACCTATCCTTGAACAGATAGTCGAAAAGGTTAAAGGACTGAGAGAAAAGTGGGAAGAATTATCACCTCAAACTCAACAGACAATCGTTAAGGTTGCAGCTATAGCAGCAGCAATCGGGCCACTATTAATAGTACTCGGTAAGATGGCAACAGGTATAGGCGTTGTAGTCAAAGCACTTTCAGCGTTTGCCAGTCCAGTTGGCTTAGCAGTCGCCGCAGTAGTTGGAGCAGTCGCTTTAATCATTGCCAACTGGGACAAAATTAAGAAAGCTTGGGAAGATTTAAAGAAATTTCTTGTTGATACGTGGAATGCGATTAAAACTGAAGCAGAAAATATCTGGAATGGTATCAAGAAGTTTTTTGAAGACTTATGGAATGGTATTAAAAAGACAGTCGAAACTATCTGGAATGCTATCAAGAAATTTATTGAGGGCATTTGGAACGGACTTAAGACTACAGCTGAAACCGTGTGGAATGGTGTTAAAGGCTTCTTCGAGGGACTTTGGAATGGCATCAAGAAGACTGTTGAAACAGTCTGGGGAGGCATCAAAGGCTTTTTTGAAGATACATGGAACGGCTTAAAGTCTACAGCAGAGACACTTTGGAATGGAGTTAAGTCAGCAGTCATAGACCCAGTTAAAGATGCAGCGAAAGAAGTTTGGGACAAAGCCAAAGAGATGGCATCAAACTTTATTGATGGAGTTAAAGACTTACCAGGTAAAGTTGGAGGTATCTTTAAAAGCGCCTACGAGGGCATCAAAGGCTGGGTAGGTAAAGCAATCGACAAGATAAGAGGCCTAAAGAAAGAAAGCGATGATTATAGTAACAGCCCTAAAGCATACAGTGAAACAGGCGGCACTACCATTAGAGGTGCAGGCCCAGCAGGCGGTAGACAAGCATATAGAACTAGAGTCTTTGCAGGTCTTGAAGCGGTTGGAGTTGATGGTCTTAATTGGTATGACAAAGGTGGGATATTTAAGTCACCAGCAATCATAGGTGTTGGTGAGAAGCGCCCTGAATTTGTCGCGGCGATTGACGACCTTAGAAAGATAGTAAGACAAGAATCTGGACAAGGATACACTATCCACATTGACAAATTAGAAGTGAGAGAAGAATCAGATATAGACAAGATAGCTAAAAAGCTATATGAACTACAAAGAAGAGATCAGAGAGGTAGAGCACTATGTTAAAACCAATAGGCTTTATTTTTAGAGGGCGTCACTCGGATGAGTTAGGAGTTGGTGTAAAGTCCACAAACAGAACAGTGACGCCAGAAAGAAGAAAAAAAGAATTTACTATCCTTGGTAGGTCAGGAAGCCTTGAGCTGCCAAGTGATGAATACAATAAGCGATATATTACAGTTGATATTGGCATCGTGAACAATGATGAGTTTGAAGACCTAAGAAGTCAAGTAAGACAAGTGGCATCATGGTTATCAGGCAATGGATACTTAATCTTTGATGATGAACCAACAAAGGCATACGAGGCCAGTGTGTATGATGCTATTGACTTAGAGCAATGGGAACTTATGAGCAAGGGAGTGGCAAGCGTGACCTTTGAGTGCCAGCCCTTTGCAGTATCAAAAGACCTTAACAGGCAGATTAAGCAAGGCACATCATCAGTTAATCTTACAGTCACTAACCACGGCAATGCTAACACATGTGGGGAGATTATCATCAAGAACACGGGGAGCACTAATATCAACAAAATTACAATAACAAGAAAGGTTGTGAAGCAATAAATGAGAGCGAGTAACTTTTTAGAAGAGGCGATACTTAACTACTTTTTCAGAGGTCAAGCAGTATCAAGACCAACAAACTTATACTTAGCACTATATAAGACTAATCCGACTGACAGTGACACAGGTTCAGAGGTCACAGGCGGTGGATACACAAGGCAAGTAGTATCTTTTAATGCTCCGTCTCAACAAGGAGATAGAGGCACAATTACAAACGCAAATACAATCGAGTTTAGTCAAGCTACAGGCGACTGGGGCGAGTTTGCATATTTTGGAGTAAGAGATGCTAAAGATGGCGGCAATCTCTTAGTGTATGGTACATTTAATAAACCTCAAACAGTCAACGAGGGCACTCAATTTGCTATAAAGCAAGGCGACTTATCAGTATCGGTGGCATAAAATGAAATTTAATAGGAGCAGCTTTAACCGTAAAAGCGGGCAATCTGAAATAGTAAGGGCTACAGCTACGGTAGAGTTATTATCAGATGTGAGAGACGTCGACATAACTCAACACGCTACAGGCCTTGAAGCACATTTTGAAATTGACACAATAAGCTATGGCCTATTAAGAAAATACTCCAAAGGTGATGCCGAGTTTATGATTGGAGCAAATTCAAGCTCAACTATCAAGACGTTTAATATCGGCACACTTGACAGCGACATTGAAGTCATGGCAGATGCACTAGGCTCAACACTAGGAGAGGAGTTTATAGCACTTGAGGGCATTACGTTAAGACCAGGCGAAGAGTTAGTCATCAATACATGTGACTTAACAGCGACTATCAACGGAAAGAATGCAATATCCAGCTTAACAGTTGGCTCTGACTTTTTTGATTTTTTATCGGGAGATAATGACGTCATCATAAGCGGAGAAAACTCAAACGGATTAACAGTCGATGTCTACTGGAAAGACAGGTGGCTATAGAATGAAATATAACATTAAAATCTATAACCAAGAAATGAAAGAGCAAGCAAGGCTTGAAAATGCCTTTGATATAAGCTATACAATGAAACTCAATGAACTTTGTACTTGCTCTTTTAAACTACCTAAAGACGACAAGAAGACTGGATATTGCCAGCCTTTTTATTTTGTCGAACTCTTTGATAGTGGCAAGCGTGTAGAACTCTTTAGGATTTTGCCACAAACAGTCACTACAAGCAATCTAAGCTATGTTGAGTATCAATGCGAGCATGTATTAGCTACACTTATGGACGATGTTATGTTTAAGTATCATCAGATAGGCAATAACGGAGTATATACAGACCGTGTTATTCGATATGTACTAGACCATCAAGAAGTCAAGCGTTGGAAGCTTGGAGACTGTGACTTTAAGAGACAGTTTGAATACAAGTGGGAAAATGAAAACCTATTAGCAAGTTTATTTTCTATACCTAAGCCCTTTGTAGAAAAATACAAATGGACTTACGAGACCACAGGCTATCCTTGGACAATAAGTTTAAAAAAGATTGATACAAAGCCTAAGTCAGACATCAGATACAAGAAGAACCTTGTAGGCATAGAAAAAACAGTAGACCCAACGAACATAGTCACACGTCTCTACGCTCTAGGCTTTGGAGAGGGTGACAATCAACTTGACCTTGCAAAACTAAACAACGGTAAGTGCTACATCGAAAAGAACGTCTCAAAGTATGGCTTAAAGTCATCGATACTAACAGATAGACGCTTTGAGAGTGCAGAAACACTCTTAGCCTATGCGAGATCGATGCTTAACGAATTATGCGAGCCTTATATCTCATACAAGGTAAGTACAGTAGACCTATCAATCGTTGACAAAAACAAGTATGCAGAATTTAAAGTTGGAGATACTGTACTCATCAAAGACGACGATGCAGAGGATGACAAGCTCTTCCCCATCGTCTCAATCAGTAAGAAAGATGTGGCAGGTAGTCCATATGATATAAGCCTTGAAATTGCAAACAAGAAGCAAGATATATCAGGCAGTATATCCGACCTCATGGAGCGTGCAAGAATCAACGATACTTACGCACAGGGCGCCACAAACCTTATGCAAATGGCTTTTGTTGACAATGCTGACAGAAACTACCCTGCAAAGTTTAAGTTTTATATCCCAACGGAAATGGCAAGGATAAATAAACTTATACTTAACTACACACTTGAACCTTTTAGAGCTTACAGCAAGGCGACTAAAGGTGGAGGAGCCAAGAGCGATACAACATCATCAGGCGGTGGAGATTATACAACTACAAGCACAGATGGAGAGATATACACATCGACAGGCTCTGGTGGTGGAGATTATACATCAACAAGCGAGGGCGGCGGAGTATATGATACTACACACGGACTTGAAGATGTAGATGGTGGCATGACAACTGTTGCCGTATGGGGATTTGACAATAAGACTATAGGTAGAACAGAGCCATTTTGGCACACTAAGAGTCATGAGCATAAAATTCAATTAAGCAGTCACAGTCACAGGGTAGACATACCAGACCATACTCACACTATCGATGTGAGAGGACACTCACACACAGTCAGAATTGGTTCACACGTGCATAGCTACACATTGCCAGATCACACACATGAGATACTATACGGCATGTATCAAGGTTCAAGTGCAAGCAAGGCGACACTTAGGATTGACGGACAGTATGTGAATATAACTGACAAAGAAGTTAATATTATACCTTATCTGTCTAAAGATAACGGTGGCAGAATACAAAGAGGCACTTGGCACACAGTTGAGATAGTGCCAGATGGACTTACAAGGGTAAACGCAAGCTTGTTTATCCAGCTGTTCGTATTGAGTAGAGGCTCTGGTGACTACTAGTGAAAGGGATATATTGTATTTATTGTAAAGCTGATGACAAAAGATATATTGGTCAATCAGTTCACATAAGCAAGAGGAAAGTTGAACACTTGAATGCTTTGTTAGGCAATTACCATACAAATGACCATTTACAAAGCGCTTTTAATAAGTACGGATCTAATTCATTTGAGTTTTCAATCTTAGAAAAATTACCAGAAAATACAACGCAAGAAACATTGAATGATAGAGAAATATACTGGATTGATAAGTATAATTCATCTGACAGAGAATATGGATATAACAAAACAGCTGGAGGAAGTCACGGTGTTTATTTTTATTATAAAACAGATGAAGAATTAAAAGAAATAAGACGACATATGAGTGAATCAGCAAAGGTAAAAATCTTTACAGAATCTCATCGAAGAAATTTAGGAAAAGCTTCCACAGGAAGAAAATTAAGTGAAAAATCTATACAGAAGCTTAAAAGTCATTGGACAGAGGAAAGAAGAAAAAACGCTCCAAAAGGAAAAGATCACCCTTGGTATCAAAGAAAACACACTGAAAAATCATTAAAGAAAATAAGTGACAGTTTAAGAAATAGAAATGATGGTATAGAAGTTATATGTTTAAATACTTATGAAGTTTTTCCGTCATCGAAAAGAGCTGGAGAATTTTACAAAGTTGATAGGTCACAAATATTAAAAGTATGTAAAAATACTCCAAAATATAATACAGCAGGAAAACACCCTGTCACTAATGAAAGACTTAGATGGATGTATTATAAAGACTTTACAGAAAGAGGTGGAGATTATTAATAATGAAAACAATGTATAAAGGAGTTGTGAACTCTCCTGAAACTTTTTTAAAAGAAAATCTAGTACAAGGAGCAACTACAATGTATGTGGCAGATGGCAGTGTATTTGGTACTTTGCCAACACTTGCAGTCATTGGAGATGACGAGAGCGCAGAAACAGTACTAGTCGAAAGTGTTGATGGTGGAGCTTACACAATTAAGAGAGCCTTTGAGAGCACGGCAAAAGACTGGACCAAGGGCACAACAGTTGCAAGAAACTTTACAAACTACGATTATCAAGCCGTGATAGATAATATTGATGAGTTGAGCAAGAGAAAGATACCTAGCAAACTAAGCGAACTCACAGATGACAGTACTCACAGATTTGTCACAGATGCACAAAGAAAAGCTTGGGATGATAAGGTTGATAAGGTAGATGGTAAAGGACTATCAAGCAATGACTTTACAAATGAAGATAAGGCTAAGCTTAATGGCATTGATTTAAGTAAGTATGTGACAGATGAGAGGTTTACAGGTGTTACAAATGAAGCATTGGCAAAGGCTGATACAGCACTAGAAAAGTCATCGATTAATGAGGAACACATCAATCAAGTAGATACAAAAGCTACTGACGCTCTTGCCAGTGTTAAAAAACTAACCACATATGCAGCGGTAAACAGTGCAAGAATTGATGCTGTAGTAAGTAAAGTTAAAGAAGAGCTTAGTAAAAAAGCCGACAAAACAGAAATAGTTGACTTTAAAAGATGCAAGGTACTTACTCAATCAGAATATAATGCTCTATCGACAACTGAAAAAAATAGAGAAGACACTCTATACTTTATAAAGGAATAGGTGAACGTTATGCTTATAGATAAAAATATTAAAAATATACTTGGGGGGGGGATAACGTTAGCGAAGTAAAGTACATGGATAAGACGGTGTGGAGTGATGGTAAAAATATAACTGTCGAGATTAACAATGATCCAGCTATAACCGTGAGAATAGGCCGACAAAATTACAATCGTGGTACTTATTCTTTTAAACTAGCTGATGACGAGGACTTGATAGTATCAGTAGCATGTGATATACCTAAAAGAAAAATTGTGCATGACGGCGATGTAGTATATTTTAAGATTTACTATATGGATGGTATATTAAGATCGTATGATGGAAGGCAAGTTAGCAACAGTTTTACTATTGATAATAATGATATTAATAATAGATATTTCTCTGAAAGATGCATCGCACCGTTTACAAAATTTAAAAATGGAGATAAATTAATATTGACAGCTAGAATAATGTATTATTTAAAAGAAATGTAATGACGAATTTAAAAATATAAACTATATAAAGGCGGTGATAGATTGGATGTAAGTAATGAAATTGTTAGAATAAATAGCACAGGAAAAAATGTTGCAGTTGTTAAACATCAAGGAAAGGATATATGGTCAAAATATGCGACACTAAATATTAAAATCACGGGTGGTGTTGAATTTTATCCATGTAAACTTACCATTGGTACTGAAACTAAAAATTATAGTATTTCCAATTTAACAAATAGCTATTTTACTATAAACAAGGGTGATGACATTAAATTAATTGTAGAAATAGATTACATGTACCCGTGGGTAGTAGATGGCAAGCTAAGTGGATTTAAAAATGACTATAATTATAACACGCAAGATGATTATGGATACAAATATTATTTTGGTGGAATTGCAACAGGGGGTCGTTGTGATATAGAAATAAACATAACAAGGTAAAGTTATTTATGACTATATTATGTAAATACCCCTTGACACATATAATTATATGTGCTACAATATGAGTGTAGGAGGCAAACAATGAAGAGTTATAGCTCAAGGGAACTCATAAAGCAATTGATGGACGATGGTTGGTATTTTATCGGAGCAGAAGGTAGTCACCACCAATTTAAGCATAAGTTTAAAAAGGGACGTGTTACTGTAAAGCATCCAGATAAGGACGTACCATTACCAACGTTAAAATCAATTGAGAGACAAGCAGGGCTAAAGTTTAAATAGCCCTGTGCTTCCTGCTTTATAAAAGGGGTGTTTTTTATGAAATTAAAAGAAAGATATTGTTATCCTGCAAAATTTATCTATGAAGAGGGACGAGAAATAGCTGTTGTATTTCCTGATTTAGATGTTGCTACTAGTGGGGTCGATGATGAAGATGCTCAAATGTCGGCGCGTGAACTCTTAGGTATGGTTATGAATGGCTTGGAAGAGGATGGGGAAGAAATACCAGCTCCTACGCCATTAAATGAGTTAAAGCTTAAAGATAACGAAAAGAGCCTTCTTGTTGATGTATATATGCCAAGTATTAGAAAGGCAAATATAAACAAGAGCGTAAGTAGAACTGTGACTGTGCCTGCGTGGTTAAATGCAAGGGCGATGGAGTATGATATTAACTTTTCTCAAGTACTGCAAGAGGGATTAAAAAAAGAATTAAATATCAAATAATAACAATTAAATAATCAACATTAGCACGCATTAGTCGTGCTTTTTTAGTGCAAAATATAGAAAGGATGTGAGCTATGGAACTAGCAGAAATAATAAAAGCAGTCTCAAACTTTGGACTGCTCATCGTCATGGCATGTATGTATTTGTACTATAATCCTAAGATGATAACAGTCATTGCCAACAACACGTCAGCAATGCAAGACACAAAGCTTAGACATGATAGCATGGACAAGACTTTACAGGAGATTAAAGATGATATAAAAGAACTACAAAATAACACAGATATGAAACAATTTCACGATACTCTTGTAAGAATTGAAAATAAGATTGACAAGCTGGGCGATAGAGCATGAACATCACTAGGCAACTAATTAGTAACAGATCGCAGCTAGGGGGTAAACGTCCTCTATCTGCTATCAAGTTTATTGTAATTCACGACACAGCAAACACAGGCAAGGGTGCAGATGCTATGGCTCACTATAGATACCTACAGCATACTACACGTGCAGGCTCAGCTCACTACTATGTGGACGATAAAGAGATAGTGCAAACCATTGACGACAGTGTAGTAGCTTGGGCCGTTGGTGACAAGTGGGCAAGGAAAAATGCGACACGTGACGATGTGACAAACTATAACAGTATAAGCGTAGAGCTATGTATCAATCAAGGTATTGACAAGGATAAAGCATATGATAACTTGCTATGGCTCACACGATACTTGATGCAAAAGTATCACGCTGAAGTCGTAAGACACTTTGACGCTACAGGTAAGCCTTGTCCTAAATCATGGCAGTCTAACAACTGGTCACAGTGGTGGAGATTTAAAAAGGAGTTGATAAGTATGCCAAGTAAATGGGCAGAGAAAGACTGGAATTGGGCGGTTGATAATCATATCACAGACGGCTCAAATCCTCAAGGACAGTGTACAAGAGAGCAAGTCGTAAGCTTGCTTAAGCGTATGTATGATTTAATTAAAAGAGAGGTGCAAAATGAACAAAATTAATTGGGCACAAAAACTATCTAGTAGAAAGTTTTGGGCAGCGTTGATAGGTCTAGTAGTATGTATCGTCGCTTTTACTAACTGCGATCAAGGCACTACTGAAAAGATTGTTGCACTTGTTGGTGCTATTGGGTCTATGGTGATGTACATGCTATCAGAGACCATAGTTGATGCGGCAAGAGAAGAGAATAAGATAGAAGATAAGACAGAATAATTGAGAGGGTGTAACAGCCCTCTTTTTTATTGCAATTTTTGAAAATCTATGCTATAATATATTCGTCGTGAAAAAGGCGACAATGTCTTATTGTTCATATTAAGGGCTATATCAAGTGGTATAGCCTTTATTTTTTTGTAAAAAAAGTGAAAAAATGTTAAAAAAGTACTTGACATTACAAGTATTTAATGGTATAATATATTCAGGAGGTGAGGAAATGGACGATATAATAAAAATAGTGGTATTAGCCACAACAATTATAAACTTCGCAAAAGCAATTGTTAAGCTAATAACCACTATCAAAAACGGGGGCAAATAAAAAAGCCCCTCCCCCTATATGGGGATTGAATTTATTATATCACGTCCATGAAAAAAATGCAAGACACTTTATTATACGTAATTATTGCAATACAAATAATTACGTCAGCTATTCAAACTTATCACATCAAGGTCTTAAAAGACCAACTAAAAAAATAGCATAAAAAAGTGGGAGTTTCGCTATTCTCCCACAAAATTTTTATTTAGGAGGTACGTTATGGATTTAAACAATTTTATTACGATTAATGATCTAGCTAAAAAGTATGGGCTGCATCCTGATACAATTAGATCATATATTGCACGTGGTCAAGTTATACCAGATGATAAAAAATTCAAAGTAGGTAACACTTGGTTAATAGAAAAAGAGTTTGCTGAGGAGAAGTGGGGCAAAAGAAGATAATAAAAGACCAACTGAAAATAAGTAAATCAACACGGACTACGCATTAATTACTATGCATAGTACACAAAATTTGCTATAAGAGTGTAGAACACTAGGAAACTACTGGATTTAAGTATTCAAAGAGAAAGAAGAAGAAGAGAGGTTATTGATATCCTCTCTTCTTAGTAAGTTTGTTACTAGTTTGTTACTAGTTAAGCAAATTTTAGTTGATTTTAAACGTTAAACGTCTTATAATATTTTTTAAAGAATGTGTATTTTGCAAGGTTTTATTTTATTTGTATATACATTTTAGTCTATAACATAAAGGCGCGCAAAATTCATCCCTTTTGGGTATAAATATTAAAATGCTGATGGAGGTTTTT